GCTTCCCTATCTTTATTGAAGGAAAACTTTTTTCCTTCGTTTATTACAGAGCGGATAATTTTAAGATAAGTCTGAACCGTATCCGCCGTATATAATGGATTACCATTTACATCCTCTGCATCGTACAACGTTTGGGCAGTCGCATTTGCTACTGGACAAGAGCGCTTTGTATTTTTAGTCTTCCTAGACTTGAACCCCCCTTTTTCATATCCAGCGTTGCCCATCAACGGTTCATCTTTTTTCTTACCCTTGCGAAGTGTTTTACGTAATTCCTTCGCTTTGCCGTCGAATTGTTCCTGCTTACCTTGTAAATCTTTTAAGGCATTATTTACAGACTGTCCTGCTTGTTTACCTTCTATAAATGCCTTGGTTGTACCAACGACAATTGCGATTGAATCAACAACATTTTTTTGCTTTGTCATAATTTTCTCCTTCATATGACGGTTAAAAGAAACGTGGTATTTACTGCAACCACAACTATATAATAACTATATTAGATTACATTGTCAAGGAATACGTGATAATTAATTATTGTAGGAGTCGACTCCTACGCCACCCCTTTTAAAGTTATAGCCTAGAGAACTGGTCTCCCCCACCCCCCTGTGTGTGTCAGATGGGACCCGCCTGTCTGTACTGTGTGTTTTGCTCGTTAGATTTGAAATTTTTTGAAAACGACCCCACCCCCTATTGACTTTTTTTGAACCCCATGATAGGTTCAGAATCTAACAAGTACCCCCTAACGAAAAAAGGAGTCCCGTTTCCTCTCATGCCACTAACAATTACACCAGAAGTTGGTATACCACTACCATTTGATGTAAAACCAGAAGAGGTAAAGGATTTTAGAAAGAAGGCAAAAGCAGCCTTTAACACTATCAAATCTTTGCTAGATGCTGGCGCTCCAATGCCAGAACTAGATGAGGGTACATCCACACAAGCACACGAACTGATGGCGACGGAAAAACTTCCGGTCGCTAAGACACCACCCGGTGCGATTATAAAGTTAGAAGCTTTGTTAACTCATTATGATCATGAGTTTTTAAATGCAAATAATAGATTGGCAAACTATGTAACCAATAGGTTACTGGAAGAAACCGAACATGAAGATGCACGGTACAGACTAAAGGCATTAGAGTTGCTAGGAAAACGCAGAGGCGTAAATTTATTCTCAGAGCAACACGATGTCACAATAAGACAAAAGCCAACAGAAGATATAGAAAACAGATTGAATCAGATATTAGGTAGGTATGTAACAGATGTAGAGACAGTGGAGGAGAACACTAACGAACTTTTAGAGAATGAATCAGACTACACCTCTACAGATTATCAAGAAGAATCCTCAACTACTAAGTAAGTTACCTGCTGAAGTAAAAGCAGAGGTAGCAGATTACTTGGAGGAGCTTGCAGACAGAGAACGGTCTGAGAAAGCAAAAGGTTCTTTCATGGAATTTGTTACACAAGTATGGCCTAGTTTCATACATGGCGCACATCATAAGAGAATGGCTAATGCGTTTGAAGAAGTATTAAGTGGACAGTGTAAAAGACTTATTGTAAATATGCCTCCACGACATACTAAGAGTGAGTTTGCTAGTTATTTATTACCAGCATGGTTTTTAGGAAAGTATCCTGATAGAAAAGTAATCCAAACCTCGCATACAGCAGAGCTTGCGGTTGGTTTTGGTAGAAAGGTAAGAAATCTTGTTGATTCTGAAGCGTATAAAAACATATTTCCAGACGTTGGACTCCAAGCTGACTCAAAGGCGGCTGGGCGTTGGGCTACCAATAAAGGAGGGGACTACTTTGCTATCGGTGTTGGAGGTGCTGTTACGGGTAAAGGTGCGGATGTCCTCATTATTGACGACCCTCATTCGGAGCAAGAAGCCGCCCAAGCCGAAATAAACCCTGAAATATACGATAAGACCTACGAATGGTACACATCTGGTCCTCGACAGCGTTTACAACCGGGTGGAGCGATTGTAATTGTTATGACAAGGTGGTCAAAAAGAGACTTGACAGGTCAAGTTATGCGTGCAGCGGCACAAAGAGGTGGCGAAGATTGGAAAATTATAGAATTTCCTGCTATTTTACCTAGCGGTAACCCACTTTGGCCCCAATTTTGGCCCATGATTGAGCTAAATGCACTAAAAGAGGAGCTACCGAACTCAAAATGGATGGCTCAGTACCAACAAAACCCCACATCTGAGGGTTCAGCCATTGTAAAACGTGAATGGTGGCAGATTTGGGAGAAAGAAGACCCTCCAATATGTGAATTTGTCCTACAATCTTGGGATACGGCGTTTGAAAAGAATAATCGGGCGGATTATTCTGCTTGTACCACGTGGGGAGTCTTTTATAAAGAAGATGACACGGGCGTATCTCAGGCTCAGATTATGTTACTTAATGCGTTTCGCAAAAGAATGGAGTTTCCAGAGTTAAAAAAAGTTGCTTTAGAAGAGTATACGGATTGGGAGCCAGATTCTATAATAATAGAGAAGAAAGCATCAGGCGCTCCGCTAATATACGAGATGAGAGCTATGGGAGTGCCTGTACAAGAGTTTACCCCTAGTAAAGGGAACGACAAAATATCACGATTAAACGCAGTTTCAGACTTATTTGCTTCGGGCAGAGTGTGGATACCTAATACAAACTGGGCTGAAGAAGTTGTAGATGAAGTAGCAAGTTTTCCTGCAGGAGAGCATGATGACTATGTGGACTCTACTTCTTTGGCGATGATAAGGTTTAGGAAAGGTGGATTTATACGTACTCTTCTTGATGAAGAAGATGAAGCACCAATTTATAGAGGGCGAAGAGAGCCTTACTACTAAGGATAAAAAATGGCAATTAATAATATGGAAAAACCAATGGAACCCACAGACTTAAGTCAAGTTATGGGAGAGCCTGATATAGAAATAGAAATCGAAGACCCGGAAAAAGTCACGGTTGGTATCGGAGATATGGAGATAGTTATAGATCCAGATGCAGAAAGCTCTGACGATTTTAACGCAAACCTTGCAGAAGATATGGGTGAAGAAGATTTACAGAATATAGCTACGGATCTTCTTAGTGATTATGAAGATGACTTAGCTAGTAGAAAAGACTGGATGCAGACTTATGTAGACGGCCTTGATTTACTAGGTTTAAAGATGGAAGAAAGAACTGAGCCTTGGCCCGGAGCTTGTGGTGTACATCATCCACTATTAACAGAAGCGCTTGTAAAGTTTCAATCAGAAACAATCATGGAGACTTTTCCTGCTAGAGGACCAGTTAAGACACAGATTATAGGTGAGCAAACTACAGAGAAAAAAGAAGCAGCAAACAGAGTAAAAGCTGATATGAACTATCAGCTTACTGAAAAGATGGTTGAGTATAGACCAGAGCATGAAAGAATGTTATGGGGTCTTGGCTTATCTGGTAATGCGTTTAAGAAAGTTTACTATGACCCTAGTTTAGAAAGACAGGTTTCTATCTTTATACCAGCAGAAGATATTGTTGTACCATATGGCGCATCGGACCTAGAGACAGCAGAGCGGGTAACTCACGTGATGCGTAAGTCCTCAAATGATTTAAAAAAACTACAAGTATCTGAGTTTTATAGAGACATTGATTTAGGAGATAGTGAGTCTGGGTATTTAGATGATGTTGAAAAAAAGATTGCAGAAAAGATGGGACTTTCTGCTTCTTATGATGACCGATACAAAATCTTAGAAATGCACGTAGATTTAGATTTACCCGGATATGAGGATAAAGATAAGAATGGAAAAGAAACAGGCATAGCTCTACCATATGTCGTTACTATTGAAAAAAGCACAGGAGAGATTCTTGCCATACGAAGGAACTATCAACCGGAAGATGAAAAGAAAGCCAAAAGAAATCATTTCGTACATTATGGCTATGTTCCCGGATTTGGTTTTTATTGTTTTGGTTTAATACATTTAGTAGGAGCTTTTGCCAAATCGGGTACTTCGCTAATACGACAACTTGTTGATGCAGGTACACTGTCTAACTTACCCGGTGGGTTTAAGACTAAAGGACTACGAGTAAAAGGTGATGATACACCGATTAGTCCGGCAGAGTTTAGAGATGTAGATGTACCGAGTGGTTCTATAAAAGACAACATAATGCCACTCCCATATAAAGAGCCAAGT